TTCTTAGATTTATTGAGGCTTTTTGTATGACGGCCTGGACGCTTCCTAGGTTTTGGTCTTGGTACGAAATGCGTAAACTTTTGTTTAGCCATTACTTATCGTCATCCCAATCGTGTAGATAATATTTTCCTGATGTATCAGGGGTTGAAGTTAAAACAGGTATGTAGCTTATTTTACCATTTACTTTTTGTTCAAGGTCCGTGCCACATTCTAAACATCTATAAAGATTATCGTCTATACCAACTAACGCAGTATGTTCATGACACGTTGGACATTGTCCTTTTACGACTTCGACTCTTATACCTTTAAACATTATTTAAATCCTCTTTACAGAAGTAACTTAAATACAATTTATTTTTTTCTATTTGCTCTCTCATTTCTTGACTGAAATCTACAATAAGTTGTCCACCTTGTCCAACACATTCTGACCAAGTATCAAATTTATTTTGAAGTTCAATTGATTGATTACAACTTGCTGAAATTGCTGAACAGATTGTAAAGACTAAAATAAATTTCATTATTTTGGTTTTACAATTTTATCATGACTATATGCCCTGTAGATCTTTATTTTTAGCAAGAATATTTTTTTCTGCTCTTGGTCTTGCAATAGATTCTTGACTTCTTTTTCTAAGTTGCGCAATAGCAGACTCTTGTTTTTTCTTTTCAGTATATTCTTTTTTTAAATCTCTTAATAAATTCATTGTATTGGTCCTCCAAATATTGCTAATAAGCACATTAATATAATTAATATTGCTGTGAATCTGTAATCCATAGTAACAATCTCCATATTAATCTTTTACCTTTTCCATCTCATAAAACATTTTGTCAGAGTCTTCCGTAACCATATTGTTATCTTCCGCATCCCAATAAGTAGTCTGGACTTTATAGTCAGGCCAGCTGTTATCAGTAGTGTATGAATTAACATGCCACAAAAGGCGATTATTAGGCTGAGCTGCAAAATTACCGTTATCAAGCTCCAATATATGTGCGCACTTATGTTCTTGAGGTATCTCAGAATGTTCAGTGTCCAAGATGTTAACATCTGGATGTGCCCAATCAATCGTAAATAAATACTTACCATGATAAAATTTTTTATCAAGTCCTAAAAACTTGCCCTTTATGCCATCCAACCAATCAAAGCAAGTAACACTAGGCCAGTAGCTAAAACTGTTCCACAATTCCAGTTCGTTTGTCTGCATATCCGGCACATTGGCTCTGTCATACGATTTTTGGAAAAACGCTGAGATAGGCAAACGCCAATAGCACGCACCATTGGGTAGCATGATATTAAATAAGAGCGCACGCCCTGATATACTCGTAAGACCAAAGATAACGCAGTCGAGAGATTCTGTTTTATATTTTTCATCCAAGTCATAAAGATACTCCTTCCTTATTTTACAATATATTGGTGGTAAGTTTGCATTTAAATAAGCCATAGATCATTTTATATTACCCCAATTTGATCCAGATTCATAGTCTACTTTATTTGGTACTTCAAGTTCTACCGCATGTTCCATGATCTCTTTAATTTTTTCCGCATTATTATTGACTGATATATCTAATTCATCATGTACTTGGATGTGCGGTGTAATACCCTCTTTGTATAATTCTACCATAGCTTTCTTTGTCATGTCAGCTGCAGATCCTTGTATCAGTTTATTCAAAGCTTTGTATGTAAAGGCTCTTCTGATCCCTGGTCCGTGTTCCGCGAGCGCTTCTGCATGCGGCAAGGGCTTATGAATACCGAATTGATTGGGCTCCCACAATGGGAAACGACACAATCTACCAAGTAACGTTCTAACCTTACCACGATCTTGTGCTCTTCGAGATACACTTTCCATTAACATTTTTACAAACGGTACTTTGTCATGGTACGTTCTAAATAAAGATTCCGCTTCGTCTTTAGATATACCTAGTTCAGCTTGTAATTTATTTTTACCCATACCATAAAACAAACCTAGATTAATTGTTTTGGCTTGTGTTCTTGATATGTTAGCCATCTCAGCAACAATCTGGTGAAAGTCAGCTTCACCATCGTTGTATGCATCTAATACTTCGTTTACTTTATACAAACCATCTAAGCTTGCATAGTGTGTAACTAAACGTGGTTCTTGTTGTGAGTAATCAAAACATCCCCACTTACAACCTTCTTCAGGTATAAATAAACTTCTGATCCGTGGTCCAAGGTCTTTGTTTCGTGCAGGTATTTGCTGTAAGTTTGGATTAGAATAACTAAACCTGCCAGTTACTGTACCACCTTGATCGGATCTAATTTGATTTATGTCTGCATGGATTCTACCATTGTGTTCATGTTTCAATATGGTATCAATGAAAGTTGTATGTGCTTTATTTATTTCTCTAGCACGTGCGATTTGTTTAACTAATTCGTTTGAGTGATTAGATAAAAAATTTTTTGTAAAAGAAGGTGCTTGTGTTTTTAAAGTTTTTTCGTAAGGTAGTTTTAAGTTTTGGAAAACCTTTTCAATTGATTTTGCAGCCCATATCTGAACGTCTACTCCTGTTTCTTGGTACACTTTTTCTAGGCATTTCTTTTCTTCTAATACTAATTCTTGTTTTAATTTATGAGCTGCTTCAATATCTACTCTTACTCCTAAAAATCTCATATCAACGAGGCAAGGAAATAGTTCAGTCTCTAAATTAAATATATCTTCTATGTCTTGAGACAGGATTTCTTTTTTCATTTCCTGCCATAATTTTAAGGTTAATACAGCATCTTGCTCTGCATACTCGCCCACATACATTGCAGGTAGTTTATACATCTCGGACTTAGGATCTATGCCCCAAGTAGCTGCAGTTTCGTTCAATACAGCCTCATTTTTGCCAATTCCGACGTAATCACGACCCAGACTACCTAAATCGTATCGAAAGCGATTCTCGTCCACGAGAGAGCCAGCAATCATGGTATCTACTATTCTACCCTCTATTTTTAGGTTTTCTGAACGTATAAAACATACATCGTACATTGCATTGTGAAATATCTTAATTGCAGGTGTTTTTAGTACATCTTCAAACCAGTTTAGAACCTTTCTAATCTCCATATTACCACCACCTTCGTGTCTGATAGGATAATATCCAGACCAATCTTCAACTGCTACAGCTATACCTACAATGTGTCCTTTACCTGTAACAGAACCAGAACCTAACTTTTTTAATTCTGGGTCCTTAGTCTCTAAGTCAATCGCTATCTCATCATACTTTGATAAGTCAGGAAATGATTCAGGCGGAAGCCATTCCGTTTGTGGTTTATAAATAGGTTTCATATCAAATCAAATACATATATTGTTATTATACATAATCCCATAAATTCTGTGTAATAATTCATTTATTTTTAGTATCTTTTAACTTCTTAATTTCTAATTCACAGTAATGAATTATCTTCTCTAAATCTTGTATACCGTTTTTATTCTTATAACGACAGACGTACTTTATAACGTTGCCCTGAAAAAAACTCAAGTCGTTTTTAGAAATGAATTCATAGGGTTGAATGTAAAATTTCTTGTAGTGATTCCCGCCAATCTGTTTATCTTGTGGAAAGGCTCCATCAAATATATCTTTAGATGTCATAGTATTTCCTTGTTTGTGGTTCAATAATAAAAAGATTGTTCTCTGTTCTTGTGCATGCAACATAAAACAATCTGTGCATTTCATCTGGATCTATGTTTTTATATTGATAAAAATGTGATGCAGATAAATCTGTGGTTACAACTACGTTTTCTCTTTCATTACCTTTAACGCCATGTATTGTAGATATTTTAATTCTAGGATTCCTTGTTAGATCTTCTCCAGACTTTATAAGTTTTAATATTTTATTTATATCTTCATCACCTAATTCATCTAAAGCTTCATACCATTCACCTTCGGTTTGTAATCCAAACTTTTCTTTCAAAGTATCTATGTCATAGAATTGATCTTTGGGCATATCCTTAGATAATTTTTTATCCCAGTTTTTATTCATTCTTGCTTTTATCTTTTTAATATCATTGAAATGCATAGGTACACCTGTACGTAGTTGATTCCATTTTTCTATTACTTCGTAGATATGTTTTACTCTTGGTGTTATGTTTCTTCTTTGCCAATACAAATCTTTTTCATCTAAAATTTCTCCTATGTCTTTTAATAAATAATTTGCTGTAGCGAGAACCAACCATTTACCCTCACTAAAATCTATAGAAGATAGATCTTGTTTGTGTTGTACATCTCCCTCAAATTCTTTTGGTAAATATTTTTTAGTAACTCTGTTTTTTACTTTGCTGATTATTCTATCAGCTAACATGAAAGGTTTCTTTGGAACCCTTTGTGATTGTTCTAAAATTTTTCTTGTACCTTCTAAATTTATAAATGTATTTACGTGTGCACCATTCCATTTATAGATACCCTGGTCATCATCACCTGCTATAAAAGAATCGTTCGATGATTCTTCTATCTTGCGAACCAACTTCCATTGTATCAAACTTAGATCTTGAGCTTCATCAACAAACATCACACGTAGTTTTGGTGGTGTACCTTTCTCTAAAAATTTTTCTATCATATCAGAAAAATCTATAAGACCATGTTGCTCTTTATAATTTTTTAATTCATTTGTAATTATTTCAAGTTTATCAAGTGATATTTTAAAATTATTTGTTTGATGATAATATTTTATTGGATCAATTTCTTTTGATCTTGCTAAGCCTATTAATTGTATGTATGGATTTTTAGAGTGAAACACACCTTCATAATCATCATCTTGTCTTACTCCTTCTAATTCAACACCAACTTTCTCACCTAGATCTTTGTAATGTTTTTCTTTCATAACTTGATTTTTACTCAAACCAAGTTGATTGAAACAAAAAGA